ATCATTCCGGTAAAGGTTGGAGTGAATTACATGATGGTAAATGGTGGTTTGATTGCGTTGTATCGGTAAAATGTATTCTTTGGGGATTTAGTGCTGATAAATCTAAAATACGTGGTGGAACAGTTTATTGTAGTAATGGAGTAAAAGATTTTACTTGCAACGGTGCTTTGGATTTATGTAGTGATGTAAGTACTAATTTTGAACATTTAGTACCCGGCGAGTATTTATGCATGAAAGGAACTAAATATAATCATACAGGAATATATTTAGGTAACGGAAAAGTTTTTGAAGATACAACAGGATGGGGAACTAATAAAGCTATTATAAGCGATATTAATAGCAAAGGAACACGTTCTTATAAAGGTAAAGTGAGCCTTAAATGGACATATCATGGCAAATTAAAATACATTGATTATAGTGATGAACCACAACGAGATAATGAAGTAAAGAAATTGCAAAAAAAATTAAATGAACAATGGCATTGTGGACTTGCTGAAGATGGTATATGGGGCATTAAAACAGAAACAGCTTGTAAAAATCATATGCTAAGAAAAAATGTTAATGCAAAAATTATGGTTAAATGGTTGCAAAATAGATTAATCGAGTTAGGATATTCATGTGGCAAATATGGTGCTGATGGGTATTTTGGAAATGATACTTTAAAAGCAGTTAAGAATTTTCAAAAGAAATTACATTTAGAAGTAGACGGAATTGTTGGACCAGCGACTTATAAAGCATTGACAGAATAGAATTAATATAATAAAATAAAATTATAGTTGTTTATATTGTTTTGAAAAAAACACCCTACATTTTAAGGTGCTTTTTTCTTGTCCTTAGTTTGGAGAGTAGAATAATCTACTCTTTTTTTATTTTACACTTATATGTAAAGTATATATATTAAATATATTTTTTTTCACAAAAACTCTTGCCAATTTTTGCCAATGATGGTACACTTGTTTTGTAAAGTAAGAAAGGAGAAGGTGAAAAATGAAAAAATTACAATTAAAATCATGGGTACAAACATTATTAACTATATGGGCAGGATTAGATTTCTTGTTAGTGACAATGGTTTTATACATGAGTAGAATTTTAGAATTAGGATTATAGGAGGATGAAATGAAAGACAAACACTTTTTTGACAAGATGGTACAATGTCCACGTTGTGGAAAATGGTCTCAAAAGACTTATATTCAACAATATGGATCGTGTTTATGTGGGGAGGTTTTGGATGAGAAAGCAAAATTTAATTATGAAATGTTTGTGAGATGTAGGCTTTGGAGAAATAAAAACTATAAAAATTCACAAATAGAAAGGGGAAAATATGATTAATTTAATTGGAATTTTGATTTTATTAGGAGTAGAGGCCTTAATAATTTATGCAATATTTATTTATCAAAAAGAAAAATATGAGCTAGAAATTAGTATGCGTGAAAAGAGTATTAGAGAATTAATGCAAAAAATAAAAGAAAAAAATCAAAAAATTAAGGAGCTACAAGATGAATCAAAAAGAAAAGATAATCAAAGACTACGAAAAAATTATTAATGGTATTTTAAAAAAAATGAATTTAAAATATCACCGTGATGAACTTTTTGATATAGGAATGATAGGATTTGTAAAGGGTTTAAATACTTACAATGATAATAAAGGCACAAAAATTTCTACATATTTATATAAATGTGTAAAAAATGAAATTATGAAACAATTGAAATACGAAAATTGTGTTTCAAGAACTGCCGATGTTGTTTCTTTAAATGTGTTAGTTGGTAAAGATGAAGAAACGGAATTAGGGGATTTAATTGGATATAAAGAAGAATATGAAAAAAATCTTTATAAAAGTGAGTTGTATCGTATTATAGATTGCAGAATATCATTTATGAGCGAAAAGCAAAGAGATATACTATATCATTTTTATGGACTAGAAGGATGTAAAAAAATGAGCATTGACGAACTCGCTCAAAAATATAACACCACTAAACAAAACATTAATGGTATAAAAAGAAGATTGATAAATCAATTAAAATATATTACACGTGATTTCTATCAAAATTACAAGGAGGGTTTATATGATAAAGAGGATAGACAAATACAATCGCATTATTATTCCTAAAGAAATGCAAAAATTAATAGGAGTTACATCAGGTCAAGCAGTGAATATTGAGTTTGACAACGACAAAATCACAATAAAACAGACTACTGAAACATTTAGAATGTATCTTGTGAAAGAATTAAAAAAGTTTAACCAAAGATTAGACAATGCAAACACGAAAGAAGAACAAATACTTTTTAATGGGCTTCTTATCGAATTAGAGCAACTTTTGAACAAATATGATGAATTATACTAGAAAGATAAAAATGTGCGTTATATTTGAAATTAGGCACGAATAAGAAAGGATTAAGGATTATGTATTATAAATTAAATGAAAAAGAAAAAGAAATTATGGAAAAGGTATCTAATCAAACATATACCGATTATGAATTAGAGGGAGATTTTATTCCAGTCGAATCTTTAATGTCGGCTATCGAAGATTTATTGCTTGAAATTGAACATCAACAAGAATGCTACGAAGATTTGGAACGTGATTTGGAAGATAATTATCGACCAATTCCACAAGCCGAACAGTACGATGTAAGTGATAGTGATTTTATTTAAAAATATATGTAAAATATATTGAAATTATTTTAAAAATATTTTATAATTGTATTATGGAAGGAGGATAAGAAATGTTTATTAATCTCGGCGATGAACTTAAAGAAGAACTACAAGAAGAAGCAAAGCAAAAAGGATTGTCATTAACTGCTTATATTAGAATGATTTTATTAGAAAGGAGTAAATGATATGGAAGAACATAATTACACAGTTTATATGCATAAAAATAAAATAAATGGTAAAGTTTATATTGGTATTACAAAGCAAAAACCTGAAAAAAGATGGAATAATGGTAAAGGTTATAATGATCAATATTTTAAAAGAGCAGTTAATAAATATGGATTTGATAATTTTGAACATTTAATATTGTATGAAAACCTTACTCAAAAAGAAGCAGAACAAAAAGAAATTGAATTAATAAAATATTATAAATCAAATTTAAGAAAATTTGGTTATAATATTGCAAATGGAGGTAATACAATAGGGAAACATAGTAAAGAAACAAAACTAAAAATAAGTAACTCTCATAAGGGTAAAAAACGTTCTGAAGAACTTACAAAAAAGTTGATAGAAATAAATAGAGGAAATAAATATCGATTTGGTTCTCATCAAACAGAAGAAGCAAAGAAAAAAATTAGTGAAGCAAATAAAGGAAACAAATATAATGTTGGAAGAATTGTAAGTGAAGAAACTAAAAATAAAATAAGTATTGCTACAAAAGGAAGACATAGATCACCAAATACTGAATTTAAAAAAGGCTGTACTAATATAAAATGGAGAAAAAAAGTTTTGTGTATAGATACTAATACATTATATGAAAGCATAACATTTGCTTCCGAAGATACTAATATATCAATTTCATGTATTTCAACTTGTTGTAGTGGTAAAACAAAAACTGCTGGGCATTATCATTGGAGATATTATGAAAAATAATATAGAAGATATAAAAAACAAAATCAAAGAAGTATTTGGCAAATATACTTTTATAGAAGATGGACATTATTATTTATGTAATGGTAAACGAGTTGGAATAAGTACAACTGGTTTAATATCACAATATGAACAAGAGTTTGACAGTGATACAATATCACAACAAGTGGCTGATAAAAGAGGTATAAGCCAACAAGAAGTATTAGAAGAATGGCAAGTAGAAAATTTACATTCTACAATCAAAGGAAGTATGATACATGAGTTTGCACAAAGTTTATGGGAAGGTAAAGAATATAAATTTGATTATTCAAATGTTCCAAATGAAATTGATTTAGAAAGATTAAAAAGTGATATTGAAAAACTTATACCACAAGCAATTAACTTTTACAATGATTACAAAGATATGTATGAACTTATTGGTTGTGAAATATATCTTGGAGATGAAGATTATGATGAATGTGGTGCAACGGATCAAATGATGTTAAATAAATATACAGGTGGTATAACTATCATAGATTATAAAACTAATAAAAAAATAGAATATGAAAGCTATAAACACAAAAAAATGTTGATACCACTACATAAATTTGATGATTGCAACTATGTACATTATTCATTTCAATTAGGAGATTATAAGTTTAAATTTGAAAAAAATACCAATTTAAAAGTTGAAGAAACATTTATTGTTTATTTTAATGTAAATGCGGATAACTATGAAATTATTGAACCATTAAATATGGAAAAAGAAGTAATTAAAATATTGGAAAACAGAAGGAGGATTAATATGAAAAGTGTACCAGTATTATTGATTGGAAAATCAGGAAGTGGCAAAAGTGCCAGTTTAAGAAATTTTAAAAAGGGGGAAATAGCAATAGCTAACGTGCTAGGTAAACCACTACCATTTAAAAGTGATTTAGAAGCTCCAAAGGTTGATGATTATAATATCATTTTAAAAGCAATTCAAAACACGGATAAAAAAGTTATTGTTATTGATGATGCTAATTACCTTATAACCAATGAATTTATGAATAAGTCAAGCGTTAAAGGATTTGATAAATATAATGAGATGGGAAATAACTTTTTCAACCTTATCAATGGAATTAAAAATGTTGAAGGTGGAAAAACTGTCTACTTAATAATGCATGAGGATATTGATGAAGAGGGGAATGTTAAACCAAAGACCATTGGAAAATTACTTGATGATAAAGTAAATATTCAAGGTATGTTCACAATATGTATTCGTTCAATGTTTGACAACGGAAATTACATATTTAGATTAAAAACAAATGGACAAGATTGTGTTAAAACACCTATTGGATTATTTGATGAAGAACAAATCGAAAATGATTTAAAATTAGTTGATGAAAAGATAAGAGAATATTACGAATTAGATAAAGCTGAAGAAAAAGGAGAAGATAAATAATGGAAAAAATAGAAAATTGGGATAAAGTGGAAGCTAAAGGAATGGAAGATTTTAAAGCACTTCCAGTCGGTGCGTATGAATGTGTTATTAAAGACGCAAGAATCAATAAAAACGAAATGACAGGAAAGAAGACATTTAAGGTGTCAATTGATATTGCTAGCGGTGAATACAAAGATTACTTTTTAAAAAGATACCAAAACAATACTACACCCGATAAGAAATGGGATAACAATGCAGTTCGTTATCTTGGTTATGAAGGCGACAATGTTTCATACTTTAAAGGATTTATCACTTGTGTCGAAAATAGCAACACTGGTTATAAATGGGATTGGGACGAAACAAAACTTGCAGGTAAAAAGATTTGTGGCGTGTTCCAATATGAAGAATACGAGAAACAAGACGGAACTAAAGCTGTTAAAGTTCGCTTGAATAAATTCCGTAGCCTTGACAAAATGAAAGACATTGAAATTAGTTATAAAGTTAAATTATTGAACGGAAATTATATGGATATTGACGAATATAACGAAAGACACGAAAGCAATGATCTAGCACAGAAAGCCATTGATGTATTCGGCTCTGATGTGGTAGAAATTGGTTCTGATGCACTTCCATTTTAACAAATGTAAAGCAACTGTAAAAGGTTGCTTTTTTTTGTGAAAATTTATAAAAAGCTCTTGCAAACTTACCACGAAAAGTGGTATACTCTTTTTGTAAGGTAAACGGAGGTGACACATGAAAAAATTGTTTACATTCATGAAACGTGCAGACAAAGAAAAAAATAGAATTATTATACCTAAATTTATCATTGATAAATATGGCAGAGATTTCTATTTAGAAATTTATGACGATGAAACTATTAAATTAGTTCCAATTAAGAAAGGAGAATAAAATGAGCGAGCAAGAATTGTTTAGCAAAGAAACATTTATTGAATTATTTAAGTTAAGCGAAATTGATAGGATTGCTCGTAAAGATGAATTATTTCTCGAGGCAAAGAAAAAAGGTTTAGAAAAAGAATTTAAAAAGAGTTTAAAAGAATATGAAAAAATTTTTAGTGAAAAAATTCCATTAGTGCAAGAAAACAAATTGCCAAAGTGCAAATATGAAATTGAAAATTACAACATGGGAAATTATACTTGCACTATTGATGGTATAAGAGATAAGCAAAATAATAAATTTAGTTATATTCCTGTATTGCCAGTTGAAAGATACATTAATGAAGATACAGGAAAAGAAAAGGTTAAAATTATCTTTTATAAAGAAAATCATTGGAAGGAATTAATCGTTGACAAAAGTCAGCTTGCTATTAATCAAAAATTACTTTTATTAAGTGATGATGGACTTGATGTAACAAGTGAAAATGTAAGATATTATATCAATTATTTTAATGAAATAATGAATATAAATAACATTAAAAAATTAGATAGCATATCACACATTGGTTGGAAAGATAATAATTTTGTTCCTTATGATTCACATGGGATTTTTGATGGAGCTGATGATTTTAGAAATATTTACAAAGCAATTAGTAGTAAAGGCAATTATGAAAAATGGAAAGAAGTTGTTTTTGAATTAAGAAAACATAAAGTAATTAAGTTGTTAATGGCTACTACATTAGCAAGTCCGTTACTCGAAAAACTTAATTTACAACCATTTATGGTAAATCTTTGGAGTTCTTTGTCAGGTAATGGGAAAACTTTGTCTTGCATGGTAGCGATGTCAATTTGGGGTAATCCTGAAATCGGGGCGTTAAGGTTGTCAAGTAATAATACACAAAATTATTATTCTGTTATTGCGAGTTTTATGAGAAATTTCACTTGTTATTTTGACGAATTGCAAATTGTAAAACGTTCAAAATATCTTGATTTAGAAAGCCTTGTTATGGATTTGTGTAACGGAACAGAAAAAGGTCGATTAAATAAAAATAGTCAAGCCAAGGAAGTTAAAGTGTGGTTTAATAATTTTCTATTCACTAGCAACGATAAATTAGTTAAAGAAAATGCTGGAGAACAAGTTTACAACAGAGTTATTGATATTGAAATTAACGAGAAAATTATTGATAACCCGCAAGATATAGCAAGAGTTATTAAAGAAAATTATGGCTTTGCTGGAAGAGAATATATTAAATACATAAAAGAATTAGGATTTGATGAAATTTTTAAGCAATATAAGACTATTTACAATGAAATAATCACAACAACTAAAGCAACAGATAAACAAGCTGGATCATTGGCAACAATATTACTAGCTAATCAATTGGCAAATGTATGTTTATTTCATGATGATTATGTATTGCAAGTAAAAGATATTGTTGAATATATTAACGATAAAGAAGAAATCAGGACATCTTGCAAAGCAAAAGATTATATTATTTCAATAATTAATGCAAATGAAAATAAATTTAGAGATAACTATTATGAAATTTGGGGCAAATTTGAAGAACAATATACTCAAGATGGTAAAAAAATTGTATGTTATTTCAATATGCAAATACTTATTCGTGAGTTATTAAAAGGTGGCTATGAATTTAATACTGTAAAAAAAGAATGGGCTGAAATGGGATTTTTAGTTAAAAATTCGCAAGGAAGGTTCTTTCATAACACAAGTATTAGTCAACAAAAAGGTAATTTTATTTTACTTGATTTAAGTTAATCTATCATTCAATCTATCACTTTTCTACCAAAAATCTAACGTCCAAATCTTTGCAAACCTTTGTAAAATAAGGAGTTCTAACATTCTAACATTTTTTTAGGGTACACTATTATATATATAAAAAATAAAATAATATATTTTCTCGCGTATGAAGTATATAGAAAATAATGTTAGATTGTTAGAAAATCGTTGCAAAGCCTTGATATATAAGGAAATCATATAAAATAAAATGTTAGAAAAATGTTAGATTTATGTTAGAATTATGTTAGAATTAATAAAAATATATAATAAAGGAGGTAATAAAATGAAATTATATCTTATAATAAGCGATTATCGTATCCAACATTATGTTGTTGCAACAAGTTTAAAAAATGCAATTAAAGTATTTGAAGAAACAAATAAAAAAGAAAACATTGTGGATATTCAATTCATAAATAATAAAGTGATAATGGGAGAATAATTATGTATTTAAAGAAAAAAGAATTATACCTATATAAAGTTGATGAACTAGAAAAAGTAATTATATCTTGTGTATTACAAAAACCTGAATTAATGAAAGACGAGCGATTAAAAGATGATTTATTTATTAATAATCAAAAGCTCTGGCAATTTTTAAAAGCGACATATAAGAAATTTGGCACGCTTGATTTCAATTTAATGTTTAGTGTGGTGGCGAATAAATATAACTACATCGAAATGCTAAATGAAATGATTGACATTGAGCCAATACCTAGCAACTTTGAATGGTATATAAAACAATTAATTAATTTACATAACGAAGAAGAAATTGAAACTATGAGAATCAAAGCTATATTTAATATGGCAAATGATTTACTTTTAAGAAATATGACATCAAATGAATTTAAAAAAAGAATTAATGAAATGTTTAAGGAGGATTAAATGATAGAATTTTTAATTGGTTTAGGGTTTGCGGTTGGATTAATTTTTATAATAATTTGTTGCATTGCAGCTAGTCAGGGGGATGATGATAAATGAAAAAACCAGAAAAAAGATATTTAGTAACACAAAAGACCATTCAAAATTACGGCGATGGTGAAATATTTGTAACCGAAAAGAAACATTATACAAATGGCGTAAGCGACAAACAAGCTATTAGCCGAATAATGCATCGCTTGGGATTTAACAAGTGGAACATACATCAAGACTATTGGGGCGATGGATGTAGAGATGAAATATTTGAAGCACAATGTTTGGAATAGGAGATAATAATGAAATTTGAAGAAATGATAAATACAATACAATTAGGAGATTGTTATGAATTGATAAAGAAAATTCCTGATAAAAGTATTGATTTGATTATTACAGATCCACCTTATGAATATACCACAGGAGGTTGTGGAAAAAATCAAACTGGTGAATACAAAGCATTATTTGATAGAAAAAATAAAAATCGTGCTGATTTAAAAAAGTTTACAGACAAAGGTTTAAACAATGGACAGGCACGTGTATGGGCGGATAAAGAAAAATCACGAATAGAATTAAAGCATATTAGCAGTGGTTTTGATTACAATTTATTAAATGAACTAGATAGAATAATGAAAAAAATTAATATATATATATGGTGTAGTAAACATCAAGTTGAACCATTATTAAAACATTATTTAGACAAAAATTGCAATATTGAAATATTAACATGGCATAAAACTAATCCATTACCTACAATGAATAATACTTATGCAAATGATACTGAATATTGTATATTTGCTAGAGAAAAAGGTGTTGAATTATTTGGCACTTATGAAACAAAAAGAAAATATTATATTACAAGTATAAATCAAAATGACAAACAATTATTTAATCATCCAACTATAAAACCATTAGAAATAATAAAAAATTTAATAATAAATTCAAGTAAAGAAAATGACATAGTATTAGATTGCTTTTGTGGGAGTGGCACAACTTGTGTGGCTTGTAAAGAAACAGGAAGAAGATATATAGGAATGGAAATTGATCCTGAATATCATAAAATTGCAGTTAATAGGTTAAATGGAATAGAAGCATCAGGACAAACAACAATATTTACTGACTTTAATTTGATAGGTGATAAACATGAATGACTTTCTTATATTAACAGATACTCGCCAACAAAAAGAAAATCACATCTTGAAAGAATTTGACAAACAAGGTATAATACACATCCGAACTGGCTTGCCTAGTGCTGATTACATGACAGTTAGATATGATTCTGCTCGTAAATTTTACATGGATTATTCAACACTTATTGATACTAAAAAGGATCTTGAGGAAATTTCAAGTAATTTGTGCAATACGAAAAATCACGAACGTATCAAAAGAGAAATATCCAAAGCTAAAGATTTGGGATGTGATAATTTTGTTTTTCTTATTGGCGACAATACAATTAAGTCAATTAAAGACTTGCAAGAGTGGGAAAGCACTCGAACAAAAGTGCGTGGCTCGGTACTAGTGAAGGTAATGTCCACCATGCGAGAACGATATGGTTGCAGATTTATAATTGTGCCAAAAGCGAAGATGGGGGAGAAGATAATTGAACTACTAAAAAAGGAAGGAGAATAGAATATGAAAATAATAGATTTATTAAATAAAATAGCAAATGGGGAAGAAGTACCAAAGAAAATAAGAATAGACCATTGGTGTTATAACTTTGAATGGGTAGAATACATGAGTAATTATTATGATAAACGCGAAGATATAGATTTAATGAGTTGCCTGTCTATGGACAAAGAAGAATTAAATTGTGAAGTTCACGAATTAGAAGAAGAAAAGAAAATACCTGAAAAAATAACTATTAATGATAATGGAACAATAGGTTTTCCAAATGGAGAATGGACAGCAAGAAATATGGACAAAGCATTTGCAATGAAAATCAATTCCATTATTGATTATCTTAAAAGCAAAGGAGAATAAGTATGTATTATTGGTTAAGAGATAAAACAGATAAAGAAAAATTAGAATGGCTTGAGAAGTTATCACACACACCTAATGCAAGAACACCAATTTGTGTACAATGCGGTGATATTGTAGGTTATGCTGATAGAAAGACAATTAATGTTGGGATTTATGACCAAAAATATGGACAAAGAGTAAAAAAACTATGTACTTTATGCAATAAATGTTATGAGGGATTACTTCTATATTTAGGAGTGCCTGACGTTGATTTTAATTTAGAAAGCAAAGGTGAGTAATAATGAGTGAACTAGAAATATACAAAGGAATGGTTAAGAAGATGAAAGATGATGAAATAAAAGAATTTAATGAAGAAATATATGTTGAAATGTTAGAAAATGGAGAACTTTATGATTACATAACTAATTTACAACAAGAAAATCAAGAATTGAAAAAGAAAAATGATAGTTTAGGAGAAACTAATTTAAGAATAAATGGTGATTTAAAAGTTGCTAAACAAGATAGAATAGAATATTCAAATGAATTAACAGAATATAAATCACGTTGTGAAAAAGCAGTTGAATATATAAAAGAACTGGATGATGAAACTGACGATACTTGTTTATATCAAATGACCAAAGAAACAAAAGAATATTTATTAAATCTTTTAAATGGTAGGAGTGATGAATAAATGAGTGTAGATATTGGAATAAAAGCAAAAAGATGGACAGAAATTTATGAAACAAACATTACTTATAATTTAGCACCTATGTACTATAAAGCAATAGATGAAGAAAAAGGATTGAAAAAATTGAAAGGAATGTCATGTAAAAAAGCATTGCCATTAATTGAAAACGCTATAAAAGATATGATAGAAAAGAAAGAAGAATATAAAAAATTAAATCCTAGTAATGGATGGGGAACTTATGAAGGATTATTAGAAGATTTTAGAAATATGAGAAATGTATGTGAAGAAAATCCTGATGGAATATTTTATATGGATATGTAGGTGATACAAATGTTAAAGATTAATGTAGATTTAAAAGATATAATTGTATTTGTAATAGGTATATCTTTAATAGTTTTAGGTAGAGTGATAAAGAAATGAATATAGAAAATATTACAAGTAATGGAATGGGTTTAAGTAATAATGGCAGATTTATGCAAATAGAAATATATGAAAAAGAAATAAAAAGATTACAGCAAGAACTCCAAAGAAAAGATAATAATTGGAATGAATTAAAAAAATATGTTGAAGAACATGATGATTGTTGGGATTTACAAGCAGTTTTAGATAAAATAAAGCAGTTAGAGGAAAGCAAATAACTTTACTTTTCTCTTTTTTTATGTTACAATTATTTTATGGTTTGGGAACTCCCAAACACAAAACCCCCTCGAAAAGAGCAAGTGCCTTCTTTATGTTTTTTCATTCGCTTGCTCTTTTCTTTTTTTTTAATTTATGTTATACTTTTCTTATAAAAAGGGTAAGGTGTGTATATGGACAATATATCTAATATCACATTCAAACAATTCATTGACAATTGTAAGGTGTTGAAAGCTCAATACGAGGAGCTTTTTACACCTTTTTTAATGCAAAAAACGATTCGCTGCTGGAAAATTATGATCTACTCGCTTGACATGGTTGAGTGGAAGCGTGACAAAATATGGAATTATTTGAATGGCGATATGGAATACGAAGAACTAGTGAAATTGAAAGATATTTAGGGAGGAAGAATGAAAAAAGAACTTAAAGAAAAAATTAAATATTTAATCAACAAGCGAAAATCATTCATTGAAATATGTGAGGAATTGCAATTAAAAGATTATGAAGTCATTGGCTTAATCGAACTGATGAAGCAAGATGGCGAGCTTATTGATTATATCAACGGTGAAGTTATAAAATTAAAAAAACCAAACAAAGATAATGATGTATATATTTTGCCAAACAAATTAAATCATTTAAAATTATTATTAATAAGTGATACACATTTATGCAGTAAATATGATCGCTTGGATATACTTCGATATTTATATGATAAAGCTGAAGACAAAGGAATAAAACATATACTACATTCGGGAGACTTTACTGACGGGCGTTCAAATCGCCCTGAGCATATTTATGAATTAAAGGAACATTCATATCAAGGGCAAGTTGATTATTGTATAGACAAGTATCCTAGATTTAGTGGCAAGACATATGTTATTCAAGGCAATCATGATGATTGGTGGTATAAATCAGCAGGTTCTGAAATATTAAAACCTATTTCAAAAGCTCGTGAGGATATAATATATTTAGGTTCTGATGTAGCAGATATGAAAATTGGTAAACTTAAAATTCGATTATTCCATGGCTATGGTGGTTCTTCTTATGCTAAGTCTTATAAAATTCAAAAATATCTTGATTCAATATTACTCGAAGAAAGACCTCACATTCTACAAACAGGACACACTCACCAAGCATTTTACATGAAGCAAGACCAGACACATTGCTTTCAAACTTCATGCTTGCAAGACTTAACACCATTTGAGCGTTCTATGGGCTTTTCTAACGATAAATCATGTTGGTGGGTAGATATTGATTTTGATGATAAAGGCAACGTCCATTCCATAACTCCACAATTAGAAACATTTACTAAAAAGCTGGTGAGAAAATGAAAAGTATTACACGTTTGATGATTAACGATTTTAAATTAATGCAATTAGGATATGATTTTGCTGGATATAAAATAAACAAAGAAAAAGATTTAAGTTTTCATCATTTAATTATTCCACATCGTGACTGCAAGAAAAAAGGCTTAGGAGATGGTTATTATTATTGGAATGGTGCTATTTTAGTTCAAAATACAAGCCATAATTATTTTCATACAATTGAAAAAATAGATTATGATGTTTTTTGTTCTATAACTAGCGAATTAATTGATATAAATTTTAAGGGATATTTAGACGTTAACAATTTAAAATGTATTGATGACATATTAAACAATTTTGAAAAAGAGCATTGTGGAGATTATACAAAAAATGGCAAAAAATTAATTAAAGAAGAGTTTACTAAAAGAATAAAAATATGATATAATATATATGTTCAAATAGCAATAAGAGTATTTATATGTGATTATTAGGGGCTATTTGAACACTAAAACCTAGTAATTACATATAAGTACTCTTTTTGCATAGTAAGGAGAGTAATAATATGTTTGAAAAAGTAGAAATAAATTCTGAAAGATGGCTTGATTTAAAAAATTTAAAAAATGAAATTTGGAAGGACATTCCGGGATATTATGGTTATTATAAAGTTTCTAATTATGGTAGAATAAAACAATTAGAAAGATATGTAAATAGTGGAATAAAGAATAATTTAAAAGTAAAAAGAAAAGAAAAAATAAAAAAAATACAAATAAATAAGTTAGGATATTTACATACAACATTTACAATAAATGGTAATTGTAAAAATTATAATATTCATCAATTAGTAGCTGAAAGTTTTTTAAATAAAAATGATTATAAAAAAATGTGCTATGAAAAAGAAAATGATATAAAAAAACTAGAAATAAATCACAAAGATGAAAATCCTTCTAATTGTAGAATTGATAATTTAGAATGGTGTACACATTCTTATAACATTAATTATGGAACAAGAAATAAAAAAGTAAAATTTAAAATGAGAAATGAATATCCGTATGCTTTTTGCGTTATTCAAAAAAATAAAAATGGTCAATTTATAAATAAATATAACAGTTTAAAACAAGCGCAAGAAATTACAGGTGTAGATAGAAAATGCATATCTTTATGTTGTAAAGGAAAATATAAACAAGCTGGTGGTTATATATGGGAGTTTTTATCTCATTAGACAAAACACTTGATTAATGTTATAATTTATTTGAAATTCGGTAGAAAGTAGAGGTGAGATAATGCAAGAAAATGGTTATATTGGAAATACTAATGCTATGAAATACAAAGATAAAGAAACATTAAAAAAAGGCATTAATAAATATTTTCAAGAATGTGATAAAAAACAAAAACCTTATACAATGAGTGGACTTGCTTATTCACTTGGAATTGATAGGGTTACACTTATTAATTATGGTAAAAATGATTTGTTTTTTACTCTCATAAAAGAAGCCAAAGATAGAGTTCAAGCTCAATTGGAAGAGAATGCACTTATGGGAAAAGGAAATGCAACATTTACAATCTTTAATTTGAAAAATAATTATGGTTGGCGTGATACTGTTGAAGTGGATAATAAAAACGAATTAAGTAAACTTGATGAATTGCTAGGAGAAATTAGAAAAGATGCTAACAAGTAAGCAAAAAGAATATATAAATAAATCCACGCATAGATATAACATAAAGATTGGGGCAACTCGTTCAGGAAAAACTTATTTAGATATTATATTCACAATACCCTATAGGATACGAGAAAGAAGTGGCAAAGATGGACTATATGTCATTATGGGTGTATCAAAGGGAACTATCGAGAGAAACGTATTAGAACCATTGAGAGAGCGTTTTGGCGATGATTTAGTTGGCACAATAAATTCTAGCAATATTGTTAAATTATTTGGAGAACAAGTTTATTGCTTAGGTGCTGAAAAGGTTAGCCAAGTGTCTAAAATACGAGGTGCAAGTATTAAATATTGTTATTGCGATGAGTTGGCGGAATATAATGAAGAAGTATGGGAGCTTCTCAAATCACGTTTAGATAAGCCTTATTCATGTGTTGATGCAACACTTAACCCTGAAAGCAATACGCATTGGTTGAAGACTAATTTTTTGGATGTTATAGAAGACAAAGAAATTGATGCTTATGTTCAAACATACACAATATTTGACAATGATTTTTTGGATGAGAATTTTGTTAAAAATCTATGTAAGGAATATGAGGGAACAATTTATTATAATCGTTATATTTTAGGTCAATGGTGCAATGCAGAAGGACTTATTTATACAAGATTTGCAAATCAGCCAAGCAAATATGTATGGAATAAGAAAAAACAAGATGGTACTTATGATTTACCGAATGGAATAACTATAATAGGAATTGACTATGGTGGAACTAAATCAGGACAAGCATTTGTATGTACGAGAATAAGTAATGATTTTAAACAAGTTATTGTTTTGGGAAGTGAAAAACACATGGGAGATATCGATCCAGATGATTTGGAAAATTTAGAGATAGAATTTGCCAAAAGGATGATGTATAAATATAATTGTGAAATAGATTATATGTTACCTGATAATGAAGAAGTAGTACTTATTCGTGGATTAAAAAGAAGAGTGCAAGAAATGGGATGGTCAACTATTGTTAGAGGTTGCACAAAAGAGCCAATCAACGATAGAATAGATTGTGGTAGAACAATGATTTCTTATGGTATTCTTTTTTACATAGAAGAAGAATGTAAGATATTTGTTGATGCTTTGTCGAGTGCATTATGGGATGATGATGCAAAAGAAGATACACGATTAGATGATTTTACAACTGATATTGATACAATCGATGCTTGGGAATATTCTTGGTGTCGATTTATGAAACAAATTAATGATATGATTAATAGAAGGAGATTAGAGAATGTTTAAGAGTATAATTCAATATATCTTGAATAATATTTTCAAGAGAAATACACAAACAACTAAAAAAGAAATTGATGACAATAGCAAATATGCTCAATTATACGAGAGCATAGATGATATTAACTTTGGTGCTATATTTAGTAATAAATTAGCAAATTATACAATAAGTGATAGCAACATGAACATTGATGGAGAAAATGCAAGAGTTGACTTGCTTAATAAAACAGGTCAAAGTCTATGGAAAAAGATAAAGAAACCTGTATCAATGGCATTTGGTTATGGTGGAGTTATTATAGTTCCTTATGTTAAAGGTGGAAAGATATATTACAATCTAGTTCCACAAAGTAGATTAACAATAGATGAAATGGACGGAGAATTAATCACGGGTGCAACTGTGTTAGCTGAAAAGAAAGTAATTAGTGGAACAATAAGTCAAACAATTTATCTACGTTGGACTAATTACAAAATAGAAAATGGCGATATGGTTATCACACAACAATTTAGTGATGACAAAGGAAACAAGATACCTGTTCCAGAATTTTGGAAGAATATACAAGAGGTTCAAGTAATAGACGATGTTGACAGGGTTTTATTTGGATATATTAAATCGCCAATAAATAATCGTAAGACAAATGATAAATATGGTGTGCCAATAACCTATGGCTGCGAAGCAACGATATTAGAAATAAAAGAAACAATGAAACAAATGATTCGTGAATATGAATTAAAAGAATGCTTTGTTGGTGCTGATGTTACGATGTTTAATGGCAAAAATGCACTACCAAGCAACGGATTATTCAAGAAGATAGATAGTACTAACGATGATTTCTTTGAAGTATTTGATCCACAATTTAGAGATTACACGATAAGACTACAAGAACTTTACAAAAGACTAGAGCATGAAATAGGCACAAGCTATGGAATACTAAGTGAAGTTGATTCACAACAAGCGACTGCTACTGAAATAAAAAGGTCAATGTATGATACATTTACTATTTGTGATGACATGAGGACTAACATTGAAAAAGGTTTAGAAGATTTCTTTTATGCTTGCAATGTATTAGCAAATGCTTACAATTTAACAGCACAAGGGGAATATGAATTGAACTTTGACTGGAGTTATTCATTGCTTGAAGATACTCAAGCAGAATGGGCACAAAAAACTTGGGCAGTTAATAATGGCATAGAAAAGAAAGTCGAGTTAAGACAATGGTTACACCCTGACGAAACATTAGAAGAAAGTCAAAAGGTAATTGATGAAATAAAAGAAGAAGAGCCAAGTGCAGATGACTTGCTAGGTTTTGGAAGAGGTGACGAATAATGAAGATAATAGTTAATCCACATAAGTGCGAAATAGTAAAAACACCAGTCAATGAGAAAGAAATAAATGTAAGTAAGTGCGAGTTTGAATTTAGCGAAGAAATTCCTAGTGGATATGTTAAGGAAGCATATTTTACATTTGATGGAACAACTTACAAGCAGATATTATTTAATGATGAATGTGATTTTCCACCTGAAGTACTAGAGAAAAAAGGACAGGTTGAAATTGGTGTTGTTGCTTATGAAACTAACGAAGAAGAATATATAAAGAGATTTAATCCTAGCCCTGCATATTTTGAAACATGGCAAGGTTCATTAAAAGATGAGTTTGAAAATAGCGAAGAAATAACGCCAACTGATAAGGAACAATTAGAAAGTGCTCTTGCAAATGGATTAAATCAAATTGATAATTTAGATGTAGATGTAGAAAAAGAAAATACTACAACCACAATAACTATCACCAAAAAAGATGGAACACAAGAAAGTGTAGAAGTACTTGATGGTGCAAAGGGTGATAAAGGCGACAAAGGTGATAAGGGAGATAGAGGAGATACTGGTCCTCAAGGAGAACAGGGTGTTCAAGGTGAGCAAGGTATTCCTGGTCCACAAGGTGAAGCCTTTACAATAAAGAAAACTTATTCAAGTGTCGCTGAAATGAATGCCGACTTTGATAATATGAATGTTGGCGACTATGTAATGATAGCAAGCGATGTTGAAGTAGAAGATAATGCAAAGCTATATACAAGAGGTGTAAGTGCATGGATATTTATAACTGACTTCTCTGGTGCAACTGGTATTCAAGGAGAACAAGGACCTCAAGGAATACAAGGTCCAAAAGGCGAGCAAGGTATACAAGGCTTGCAAGGTGAAAAAGGAGATACTGGAGAAACAGGAAACGGAATTGTGTCAGTTATAAAAACAAGTACAGATGGTTTGGTAGACACCTACACGATAACTTATACTAACGGAACTACGAGCACATTCAATGTAACGAATGGTGAAGATGGAGAAACACCATTGAGCGAATTTAACAAACTAAAACATCGTGTCAGTGATTTAGAAAGCAATCAACTAATGAGCACCGTAACAGGCACAGAAATTCATGTTGAAGATGCACATGAGACAGAAGTCATGGAAGACAAAATGAGTAAGGTAAGTAGTCAAGATGGAGAGCCAAGCCCTGAAAATCCAGTTGAGATTAAAACCGTTAAAGGTAATGTTAATGTAAAAATACTGGGGAAGAATTTGTTTGATAAGGATAATGTAACGTTTACAACAGGTATACTTGATGATAGTGGTCAACCAACAGGAAGTACTAACTCACATTATACAAATTTTTATAAAGTGAGCCCAAATACAAATTATAATTTATCAGGTGATATTAATTTAAGTACTAGTTCATTAAGAATATATTTTTATGATAATAATAAAAATTGGATTTCAAGAAGTACAACTTTATCAGGAACTTCTATTAATTTTTTAACACCACAAAATTGTAATTATATAAGAATACAAGTAAGAATTGATATAAGTTTAAATTCTGGCAATGTTCAATTAGAGCAAGGTACAACCGCCACTTCATACGAACCATACCAAGAAAACATCATTACAATTCCACTTAACGGAAATGAAATTGCAGGAATAGGCAATTACAAAGATGAGTTAATTGTGGATAGTAATGGACATTGTTGGTTGAATAAGTTGACTAATAAAGTTGTGTTAGATGGTAGTGAGAATTGGGCTATACACACTTATGGCACTAATTCGTTTTCATTGCGAAATGTTATTAATGTAAATTATAATTCTTCATTAATACAAATTATGTCAAATTATTTTAAAGGTGTTTCAAATAATGATAGAGCAACGGGAAACAATATAATATATACAATGTCAAATGTAGAGTTTGTAGTTAGAAATACCACATTTACAAGTTTAAATAATTTTAAAGCATGGTTATCAATACATAACACCGAAGTTTATTATCAATTAGAAACTCCTAATCCAATCGATCTAAACTACGATGTAGACATTCGTTTATTTCAAGGAATAAACAATATATCTAATTCAGATGATATGGATATGGAAATTAAGTATGTGCAAGACTTACAAACGATAATCAATGAAATAAGAAACGGACAAGCCCTATAAGGCTTTGTCTTTTTTCTTATGCAATGATATAATTTAGTCAGGTGATATTTTATGGAAGAAATGGAAAATGTAATGATAGAACGCCTCGTGCAACGCCAAATAAAGGCGAATGAACGCATTTTGCGTGAGCTAGGCAAGATTATAGGGCAAATAGGGGAATTAACGCCTAGCGAGGCTTATACGCTTGCACAACAGCTTAAATATGGCGAGAGCTTAGAAAAAATCGTTAAAATTCTATCTAGCACGTCCGAATTGACTGAAAAAGAGATATATAAAATGCTAGAAAAGGAAGCAAAGACTAACCTAGCACTTAAAAAGATATACTTTAAAGCCAAAGAAATTGACTACATTCCATACGAGCAAAATGCTTCACTTAAAAATTTAGTTCGTGAGGTAGCCCTAGCAACAGTTGGCACTTATCGAAACATATCCATGACAACTGGCTTAACCTACCTTGACGCAAACGGAAATCGTGTTACAAAGGGCATTCGCGAGGCATACTATGAAATAGTTGACAATGCTATTATGAATGTAAACATGGGCAAAGAATCATTTTGGCAAGCTATGAAAGATGAATTAAATACAATAGGAAATGCAGGTGTGCAATCTATTGAATACGAAAGTGGCTATCACAGGCGAATAGATAGTGCATTAAGAATGAACTTGTCGGATGGATTATCACAATTAGTATTACAACAACAAGAATTAATTGGTAGACAATTTGGTTCAAATATGGTAGAAGTATCACACCATGCAAATGCAGCACCTGATCATATTGATACAGTTGATGGAAAACAATTTGCTAGGATTAATGTTATAAGGCAACAAATAGCAAGTGGTGAAGAAACAGAAATAAAAGTAAGTGATATTGTAGGCAATCGTGTTAAATTTAGAGGTAAATGGTATGAAGATTTTGATTATGTTAATAATAATTTAGCAAGACAAGTATCAACTCTTAATTGTTATCATATTGCTTTTTCAGGAATGCTGGGGAATAAACCTCGTTATTCAGCAGAAGAATTAAAAAGAGATAAAGAAAAAAATGAAAGAGGTTTTATATTTGAAAATAAAAAGTATAGTATGTACGAAGGTGAGCAATTATTAAGAAAAATAGAATTAGAAATTAGAAAAGCTAGAGAAACGGAAATACTTGCAAGAAGCAGTGGACAAAATGAATTATTAGAAAAAATGCAAAGTAGAAGTGATAAATTAGTTCATAAATACTATGAAGTTACTAAAATTAGTGGATTAAAAACAAGACTACAAAGAATTAGATTACTAACAAAAAGTTGATTATTATATGTAAAAATGATATAATTATATATAGAGGGAAGTACCCGAATTACTTCCCTTAACACTTATTCGGGAGGTGTTATTATGATAGAAGAAGTGTGGAAAGACATTAAAGGATACGAAGGATTATATCAAGTATCTAATTTAGGGAGAGTAAAATCTTTAGAAAGAACAATAAAACATAAAACTTGTTATGGTGGATTTTATCATGTAAAAGGGAAAATATTAAAACCAAAAATTGATAAAGATGGATATTTTAGAATAGGTTTAAAAAAAGATAAAATAAAAAAATATTATTTTATACATCGTTTAGTTGCTATTACTTTTATTAATAATCCAAATAATTTTTTGCAAGTAAATCATAAAGATGAAAATAAACGAAATAATCAAGTAAATAATTTGGAATGGTGTAATTCTAAATATAATATTAATTATGGAAACGGAATTAAAAAAAGTGCGTTAACAAGAAGCAAAAAAATAATACAATATGATTTAAACAATAATTATATTAAAACATGGGATACGATGAATGATGCTATAAGATTTTATAATGGAAATACTCAAATATGCCAATGTTGTAAAGGCAAAAGAAAAAATGCAAATGGCTACAAATGGAAATATGCCAACGAATTAGAACATTGACAAAAACATAATTTTTTTATATAATAAACAACCTATTTGTCAATTTCCGTGTTTAATGCTATACTTTAATTAAGTAAGAGTGCAAAGAAAGGGATTAAATATGGAATTGACAATAGCATTAGCAATTAGTATTTTAAGTAGTGTTTTAAGTGTTTCTAATTTTGTCCTTGCAAGAAAAGACAAGGCGGTTAAAGACACGAAAGAAAATCATCAGGAACTTATTGAGTATCAATTGAAAGAATTAAAAGAAGATGTTAAGAAGATACTTGATATACTCGATAATTATGATAAAGATATAAAGGATCGTGTTAATGAAGCAATAGAATTGCACGAACGATTATATCATAATAAAAAGGAGGGTTAAGATGTCAATTAAAGAAGATGTAGAAAAGATAAATAGCAAGGTTGAACAAGTAAGTTTTGCTTACGAGTTGTTATCTGATTACAAAAAACAAAACAAAAGACAATTCATTGTTATTCTATTTATATTGTCAATGTGGTTTGCTACTATTGGATATCTTGTATATGTTTTAAATGATATTGGTGTTATTGAAGAAACAACAGTTACACAGGATAATGAAAATGGCTATAACAATTACATAGGTAATGATGGTGAGATAAATTATGGCGAAACAGACTATTAAAAAGACTAAAACTAGATATCGTAAATCTAAACAAAAAAGATGTAGAAGCTGTGGCAGGTATATGTAGGTGATTTTATGAAATTCTTTGAATTGACTAAAACCGATTATGATAAATTGGTCGAGGAATGCATGCTTGACGAAGAATATCAAAAGTTGTTAGAATACAAAATTAAAGGATATAGCAGAGTTAAAATTGCCACAAAGCTAAATGTAACCGAGTTTACTGTTGACAAGATGATACAAAAGCTAAAAAAGAAAATTACGAAAATGTTATGAAAAGTTTACAAGAACCTTACAAAACAAGGTTCTTTTTTTGTGAGATACTTATATCGAAGGGAGATAAATGACATCGTAATAAAACACATGTTAGGTTATCTTCTTTATTTTTTGGAGGAAAAAATGGATAAAGAAAAATTGATAGAAGATATTATTGAAATTTTGGAAGAAGATGAAAAATATATCGAAAGACCTATTGTAATTAATATTTATTTAGGAAGTGATGAATAATGTACCAAAATCCTTATATGAATTATCAACAGGGATTTAACCAACAAAGTATGAATGAAAGAATAGATAATCAAATAGCACAATTGCAACAGATGAAAGAGCAGATGAAGAATAATCAACAGCAACCTGCAATTAATCAGACATTTCAACTAGCTCCTACTCATTCAGGTGGCATGAGATATGCTAACTCACTAGAGGATGTCAACAGGGAAATGGTTTATGTTGACACGCCATTCTTTAGTAAAGATATGTCGGTGGTGTGGATAAAGAATAATAAAAATGAAATTAAGACTTATGAATTAAAGGAAATAGTGCCTTTAGATGAAAAAGATATGCAGATACAATACTTACAATCACAAATTGAAGAATTGAAAGGAATGATAAAGAATGAATCAAATGTTTCAAATGTTGATACAAAACAAAATGCAACAGATACCACAACAGATGATGGGGCAACTGGAACAACAGCTAAAAAGAGTAAATCCACAAATGTTTCAAAAGTATCAGGAAGCAAAGAAGAATAATAACCCTAACGATTTATTAAATGAAACAATAAATGGATTTAATCCTAATCAAAGACAGCAATGGAATAGCATGATGGGAATGTTTAACAATGGTATTAACTCAAAGAGTTGATATAAAAAAAATTAAGAAAGGAGATAAATTATGAACGGATCAAACGGAATCACTCCAACAATCGAACTTGCGACTACAAACGGAAATAACGGATTTGCTTACCCTTATCCAGTATATCCTATGTATGGCAACGGTGGATTTGGTGGAAGTAATGGTTTTCTAGGTGGTGACGGAATTTGGGCTATCTTACTATTCGCATTATTATTTGGTAATGGTGGATGGGGAAATGGTGGCTTCGGTTTTGGAGGCAACGGATTTGATAATGGCTATGCTTGGCTAAGTAATGGACAAAAAGAAATCATGCAAAACACTAACAATGGATTTGATACATTGCATTTAAGTAATGAAATTCAAAATGTTCATGATGGAGTATTTGGACTAAGTAATCAAATTTGCAATAGTACTAGTGACATAGTTTCTGCTTTGAATAATGGCTTCTCGAATGCTGAAATTGCAAATAATGGTCGTCAAATTGCTAACATGAATCAAGCATTCAATAGCCAAATTTCTACATTACAAGGATTTAATGGCTTACAAAAATCTTTAGATAATTGTTGCTGCGAGAATCGTCTTGGAATAGCTAACTTAAATAGCACTATTTTAAGCGAAAACTGTGCTGACAGAGCTGCACTTGCTGATGGATTAAAAGATGTATTAATCAATCAAACTGCTAATACTCAAAAAATCCTAGATACACTATGTCAAGATAAGATAGACGCTAAGAACGAAAAAATCTTAGACCTACAAAGACAATTAGACATGGCTGATTTAAGAGCAAGTCAAGTAGCACAAAATGCGTTTATTTCACAAGGCTTTGCTAATGAGGTAGATGCTTTATACAACAGATTAAGCAACTGCCCTGTACCTAGCACACCTGTTTATGGACGTCAACCAATATTCACTTGCAACAATGGTTGCGGATGTGGATTTAATACCACAAGTCAATTTATTTAATAGCATAGAGTAGAATACTACAAGCTCGAATACGAGAACTTGCGAAATTCCCTATAAAGGGAAAATGATAAAAGGATAGACAAGTTCTATCCTTATTTTTTATGAAAGGAGAAAGATAAAAAATGATTGAAACTATAATTAACGAACCTCTTGCTTTGCCAAGTAATGCAAGTCCAATAACTTTTGATGAAACAGATATAAGAACCAGATGTGCTTCTTGCTTAAATGGTGGATGGTTAGATTATTCAAATGGCAACCCTAATTTTAAAATATTTGGAAATGGATACACAGGATACTATGATGTAGAATTTAGTGCTTCAGTTAGCACGGCTACTCCGGGTGTTGTGGCAATAGGTTTATTTCAAGATGGAGTACTAATCCCTGATACAGTAAGAGCGGTAACAATTGCAGCAGCCGATGATTACGAAACTATTTCATTTGATAAGAAATTAAGAGTATGTCCACGTGGAACAACTAACATTTCGGTACAAAGTGTTCCAAGTGTACCAACGCCAACTACACCTACAACACCAATAGCAACTACACAAGCAATTATTACTAACGCAACATTTAGCATTTCAAGAATTTAATGAGAAATAACCTAGATTTAACCTCATTAATCTTGCAATTATATAGTGTTATTTTATTGTTACAAGACTATAATAACCGAGATTTAATGCAAGAATTACAAATGCAAGATGAAAAATATCTAAAAAAAATAATCACTCAAAATGAAGAGATAATCGCTCTGTTAAGAAAGGAGGGAAAATAATGGAAGAACAATTAAAGAAAAAAACCGAAGAAAGTATAAAAAAAATATTGGATGAAGGATTAAATACAAATAATCTTGAACATCTTTATAAATTAACAAAGATTAATCATATGGTAAAGGAGGAAGAGAATATGAATTACGGAAATTATGGAAACTACGGGAATTATGGTGGACGTAGAGCAGGATATGACACATACGGACGTGACAACTATGGAGAATATGGAAGAGATAGCTATGGTAGACGTGGCTATGATATGAAATATCGTGGGGATGATTCACTAGACAGAATGGCTGGCGAATATGGACGTTATATGGAATCAAGAGAAAGATATGGTGCTAATAGTGGAGAAAGCGATAAATCCTTTATGTACATGGTAAAAGCACTTGAAGACTTTATTAAAGTTCTTGAAGAAGAAGCAGAAAGCCCTGCTCAAAAACAACAATTAAGACAAGCTTTACAAAATAGTATGAGATAGTATGAGATATTATTTTTATAATGCTAATAGTCACAATAATTTTATTGATGACTGTTTT